GTCAGTGATCACGATCGGCCCCGGTTTCGGACACCGTATGGGGGTCGATCGGCGAGGTCGCGACCGGCATCATCCCGCGAAGGCGAGGGAGCACGAGCGGGCGCATCCCAGGCCCGTTGCGCACGAAGTCGATCATGTCGGCGAGGAAGTCGGGCGACGACCCACCGCGAAGGCGCGGCACCGTCAACCACTCCGCCTTCGACGGGAGGCGCAGCACGGGCACGGCGGGACGGGACCAGGGCGGGTCGATCATCGTTGCCTCGCGATCGGGTTCCCAAACCCGCCATCGCGCGTCGCGGTCTTGCGATCGTGGCACGGCTTGGTCATCGCCTGGAGGTTGTCCCAGGCATACAGCAGCGCGTCGTCCCCGTTGTGTGGCTGCTTGTGATCGACGACGGTCGCCGGCCAGCCACACCCGCATTCGCAGATCGGATGCGTCGCGAGGTAGGCGGTGCGCAGATGGTGCCAGCGGCGTTTCGTGTAGTGGCGCGCCTTGGTCTGATCGTACGCGCGGCGGCGATCGGTTTCGGTCTGATAGCCGGGCGGATGATAGAGCGGCGAGCGTAACGGCATCAGATCCTCGGCATGGCCCGGCGTTCGGCTGCGTCGGCCTCGAGGGCGCGGCGCATCGAGACGGCGATCGAGGCGACGATGTCGGGGCCGCACTGGCCGAGCCGTTCGCAGCGCGAACGCGGGATCGTGGTCGGGCGCAGCAGGCGGACGATCGAGGCGCGGCCGGCGAAGTCGAGGCGGACATGCGAGCGGTGGCGCGGCCCGGTTTGCGGCTCGAGCGGGAGCGCGATCGGATCGGCGCCGTGCGCCCCCGCGGGGTAGGTCCAGACGATCCAGGTACGGGAATCGCAGCGCACGACGGCGCCGCGGGCGAGGTGTGTTTCTGGCATGTGCGGGGATCGTCGGGCCGCGTGCGACACGCAACGGCTGCGAGGATGGCGGTTTCGCTACCACCGATCGCGGAAGGGCGCAACATTGTTAGCGGTTGCACGCGGCGAAAACCGGCGGATCAGGCCGTTTGTCCGCGTTAGTGTCCGGGTTAGTGTCCGGTTTGTCCGCGTTAGTGTCGGGTTTGTCGGGGCGGTGATTCCCAATTTCCCGGAAACGGTTCCCAATTTCCCAGAACCCCCGTCCCAGCCCTCAGAGGCACCCTGGACGGCGCCGAGCCTTCGGCGCGTAGGCGAACACGGCGGAACCCACCGCCGGGCCTCTGGACCACGCCCAGGCCAGCGCGCGGAGCGCGAGGACGGTGCGATCGCGTGCGGTCTCGGCTCGCCTGACATGCAGGCGCGAGGCGATCGAGGCCCAGGAGCGATCCTCGACGACGCAGGCGTAGATCAGCCCGGCGTGGTCGGGGCCGAGCGTGGCCTGGACGCGAAGCAGGCGCTCCATGGTCGCGGCGACGGCGAGGAGGCGCGCATGGGGATCGGCGCCGGCGCCGCGCGTGCCCCAGGACCGGCCGCCGATCGCATGCACGCGACTCCAGCCGTCGCGGTATTCCGTCGCGGACTGCCAGGCGGTCGCGTCGATGCGGCCATCGGCGAGCAAGGCGTCGAGGCGCGTGCGGACGCGCCAGCCCTGGCGAAAGGCGGTGGCGTCGATGCGCGGCGCGTCGATCGCCTCGGCGTGACTGAGCCGGGCGGCGGTGGGCGCGTTGCCGGTCATCGTTCGACGGCCTCGAGCTGATCGACGCGGTGCCACGATCGGAAGCGCGGCCAGTGGACCTCGACGACGCCGGCGTCGCAGTGGATCACCAGCCCGATCAGGTCGCCGATCTCGGGTTGTTCGGCGCGCTGTTCGAGCGTCAGGCGGACGGGTTGCGCGGCGGCGAGGTGGGTCATGCGGCGTGACTCTGCGCGATCGGCCAGCACGCGCGGCACCAGAAACGATCCGGCGTGCCGCGCCGAAGCAGGCGGTCGCGGCGCGTGCGGATGTCCACCGCGCCGAGGCGCAGCGGCTCGCGGCCGACCAGGATCGCGACGATGGCGGCGGAACCGCAGGCGCAGCGCGCATCGGTCAGGGACGGCGGGGCGGCGGCCCGCGGCGTCATTGCCGAGGCCCCAGGCCGACCCAGGAGCGGACGCGGTTGCACAGCCCGCACGGTCTGCGCACGGCGGCAGGCGGCAGTCCTGGCCGCACCAGCCGCGCCACCTTGGGCGGCGTCGGGATCGCGAGCGGCGGCGCGGCGCGGCGCGGATACTGGAACGGATTACGTTGCATCGGCGCGTTTCCTTCCGTTGGGGTTCAGGAACTATGACGGCGGCGCCTTGTCGGTGCCGTCCAGCAAACGGCGCGCGACACGGTCGGGAATCCGAAACGACGTGCCAATGCGGATGGCTTCGATCTGACCTTTCAGGACCCACGCGGCGACGATCTTGCGCGGCACACGAAACGCGGCGGCGAGTTCCGCGGCGGTCCAAGGCGCGCCCTCCGGTCGCGGTTGCTTCACGTCTCGCGTGCGGCGGTGCCCGGCGCTCTTGCGGGATTGTTCAGCAGCGTCGCCCGTCACCGCGAAGCCCTGGCGTTTCCGCATGCGAACGATCTTATCGCTCATGGCGCTGTCACCAGCCGCAACTTCGGCGGCTTGCGTCGGCGCCGGCGCGGCGGCGTGATCGCCTTTGGCTCATCAGGCGGGAACATGAACGCGGCCAGATAGTCGGTGGCGCGTTGAAAATCGCGCGCCCGCATTGCCATCACGACCGGACGAGGCACGCGGGCCACCACCGCGATGAACGCGATCTGGTAGCGGCGCATATTCAGCACGGTTACCGAGCCATCGGCGAAGTCCAGTTCCCGTTCGGCCATTTCCATCTGGGCGGCGGTCGGCTCGCGTAGGTTGACGCGGTCATAGACTTTTCCGCGATACGTCACCGGCTTCGACAGCATCACCCGCAGACGCGGCGGTAACGCGCTCACGACGCCACCCGCTTGCGACCGTTCGGAAGCGGGTTGTGCTGGTCGAGTTGTTCCGGCGTGAGGTAGCGCGGACGCGGCTCGAGCCGGCCGGCGTCGAGCGATCGGCCGATCGTGTCGCGCGCGATCGCCGAGGCGCGCAGCGCGGCGATCGTCTCGGCGGCGACGCGGCGGACATGCTCGACCATCTCAGGCGGCGGCGGATCGCGCGTCAGCAGCGGCGCCGGCTCGGGCGCGGGCAGCGCGAGCGGCGCGGGGCGATTGTCGCGCCACCATTCGGACAGCCAGCCGGTCAGTTCGGCGTAGGTCGGGAAGCCCTTGATCGCGCGGCCGGCGACGTACTCGAGCGACGCGGGCGTGAACGCGGCGACGGGATAGCGGTCGAGCAACAGCGGCACGTAAGCGGCGAGCTTCATCTCGGCCTCGGCGCGCGAGATGCTAACGGCGCTCAAGATGCCGAGCGATTGGCACCACTGTCGCACGGTGCGGACGTGGGTCTGTTGCGGTGGCATGGTCGAGGGTCTCCTGCATGTCAGCGTCGGCACTCGAGCCGAACCCGCTCCGGAAGTCGGGGGCGGCATGCGTCGAGCGACGGGATTTGCGGGGGCGCTTAGGGGGGGAGTCTTTATCTGTATCTGTTCTAAGCATTGGGTCGGCCATTGGGGTCAGCGTGTCGGGGCCATAGCCATCCCCATTGGGGTCCCCATTGGGGTGGCCATTGGGGTGGCCATTGGGTTTGTTCCATCTTTTCGTCGCATTCGAGCGGCCTTTGGTCGAAAGTTCAGCCTCTCTGATCATCCGGCGCGAGACGATCGTTCCGGCGTTGTCGCGGCTAAAGACCTTCCGCGTTTCAAGCTCATCCAGGAGAGGGCGCACTTGCCTTGCATCTGCGTGACACATGCCGGCTACATGCTTTGCCTCACTCATCGCGCGGCGCGTCGGCGGCAGGATCAGATGGCCCGGCGGTTCCGACATCGACATGATGCAGAGCATGCGCATCCAGAGGCCCTGAGCGGCGAGCGAGCACACCGACAAAGCCGGGTCGGTGAGCCAGTCCTTCCAAAAGAATTTGCCCCAGGGGAGACCGGACATGTCAGGCGGCGGGATGCGTCTCGGGTTGCGGGGCGCCAGAAGGCACAACGGGCGCGTCAGCGATGTCCCGCAGGAGCGTGGTCATATTGCCGCGGGCACGACGACGCGCATCGTCAACCGCTTTCATCTCGCGCTCCGCGACAGCCGACGATTGCGCGGCCTTACGCAATTTGATCGTAGCGTCATACAAGAGGTCTTGAACCGTTGCGAATTCGTGATCGACCTTCTCAAAGGATTCGGTTTCATCCTCCAGATCGTCGTCGCTCACGTAGTCGTTCGTCGGGCGCGTGAGGTATTCGGGGATTGTGTAGTCGGCGATCGAAAATAGGTCGGGACCTTTCCGGCGCGGTTGCCGCTCCCACGCTTTCGTCGTTGATTCCATCACCGCGTCGAGCGCCAGCTTCGTGAAGTATCCGGGGTCATCTTGATATTTTCCGCGGACAAATTCGCGAAAGCCCGCCGCCTTGCCGCCAGTCTGTTTGCGTTCGAGCAAGTATTGTTTCTTTTGATTGTTGAGGTACGCGGATAACTCAGACATCGTTTCCCTCTTTTGTGAGATTTGCCAACAGTGTCGCGAGTGCGGTTGCCCCGGCGCGAACATCGTCGAGGCGATCGGGATCGAAGCGCATCCGCGCGAGCCACGAGCGGCGAAAGTCTTTATCTTGCAGCCGTTCACTGATCGCGGCGACGAAGTCGGGAGCGGCCCATGCGGTCGTGGACTGCCACGCGGTCTCGCTCAATCGAAGCATGATCTCCCGCTTATTCGCTTCGGCGGCGATCGCGTCGGCTTGCCGTTTCTTAAACGCGGAGTGCGCCTCGTTGACGGTCAGCCGTTCCTCGACGACCAGATCGGCGAGGTCGGGCGCGTTTCTGCGAAGTTCGTCTAGCGTCGCTTCGATATTCGCACTGACTTCGCGCGCCTCCTCGACGGTCTTTAGTGCGGCGTCCAGACTCGTGCGAGCAGCGATGACATCCTCGGCGAGCGCGAGGGAATGATGGAGCACGACGCGGGCCTCTTGCACCCGCCGATAACTAAAAGACGCGGTTTCCGCACCTTTGTGCGCATCGTCCTTTCTGCCCCTCCCCCGTTTCGGCTGGGGATAGATCATGGCAAGCGCCATCGCCTGTTGGCCTTTGGTCAGATTGCGGCGCGCAAGATTGGCCGAAACGATGTAGGCGGCGGCGTCAACGCCATTAAGCTGCTCGAACATCGGTTCGACGTTGGCGATCTCGCAAGCGCGCAATCGGTTCCTACCATCGAGCAATTTGCCAACGTCATCGATGACGATGTTGTGGAGTAACCCATGCGTCTCGATATCGGCGGCGAGGTCGGCGAGTTCGTCGTCGGTCATCATTGGGAACAAAGCGGCGAGCGGATGGACCTCAGTTGGTCGCCATCCAGGTTCGCCGATAGCCAGCGTCTTGCGAACTGCACTCATGCCGCCTCCTTCACGCGCCGCGCGCGCGGAATGTTCCAGTGATCCAACAGTCTCAGGACCTCGGCGGCGTCGCGCGCGATCGCGACCCGGCATGACGCGGCGAGGCAGGCGGCGAGGACGGAACGCTGCGCCTCCGACACCTCGCCGTCGTCGGCTTTGATCTCGATCAGGAACGCTTCGCCGTGGTGTAGGATCAGCAGATCGGGCACGCCGGCGACGATGCCGCGGCCGATCCGGATGCCGGGCACCTCGCCGGCGTAGTTGGCGTGATCGACGCACCACCAGACGACGCCATGGCGCGAGACCTTGCCGGCCGGGGCGATCTCGAGGCGCAGCACGTCGGCGATCTGCTTTTGGAGCGGATGCTCCCTGACGACCGGCGCGGTCAGGCGGAACGGTCGGCGCCCCACCGGGTCAGGCCAGCGATCGGGCTGGACGTTTTCCGGCGCGGTAGCGGCTGTCGCGGGGGAGGCCGGCGCGAAGTTCCTCGATCGTGATCTGGTCGGCGAGGCCGTGGGCGTCGGCGAGGTCGAGGATCAGCGGCCAGAACGCCGGGGGAATGCCGTTGTCGCGCCAGCGGGAAATCGCGCTGTCGCTGCGCCCGACGAGCTTCGACAGGGCCATGTTGCCGCCGAAAAGATCGATGATCCGGTCGTGTCGCATGAGACAGACGGTAAACCCGAACTTGCATGCGGTGCAAGTCCGTTCGCCGTTGGCGGGTAGAATAGGATTGTGCCTATAAGGCATTGATTGCCTGGCGATGTTGACGCAATGTGCGTCATCGCCCCCCGAAAGCGCGGGGCGTTGTGTCTTGCCGGTAGGTTTGAAGGTAGTGCAATGGCGAAGCGACAAGCGAGCGGCGACACGCTATTGGTGCGAGGATTTGGCGACCGACTACGATTACTGCGTAAGGCTTACGGCGAGCGATATGGCGCGCACCATCATACCAAAGCGGAATGGGCGCGGCGGCTTTTTGTCAGCCCGGCCATGTTCGGCAGGTGGGAGTCGGGCGACCATCTCCCAAAACTTGAGGATATGCTGAGGATTTCCGTATTGTTCCAGGTTGATACTAACTATCTTATCGTGGGCGTTTTGTCCGATCATCTGGCGCGATGGCTGTTTGAGGCACTGAAGGCGGATAATCCTCAATTATTAACCGAGGAGGATTACTGGCGGCGTCAAAGCGAAGCCTTTTCGCGAGCCAATCAAGCGCTCGCGGATGAGCCGGGCACGGAATAGGTGCCGTCTTACGGGGCTTGCGTCGAAGTTCAGGCTTCGTCTTTTTAGTTGCCATCCGCAGAGCCTCCACTGTCTGAACGGTTGTAGTCGCTTAACGCTAACCGTCAGGTGTATTCCCCGCAAGCCTTTGTCGTCACATTTCACAACAAACACTTTGACGGCGAAAATCGTTCGCGCGTGGCTCGTCGGGCTATTGCATAGCATGCAAGTCTGACCTAACCTCCGTCGTGATCAGCGACGGAGGGCGGCGAATGTCTGGCGACAGCGCACCACGGGTTCCCTCGGGCTTGCAGTTGGAGCGTTCGGTTTCGGCGTGGCAACAATTGCGCGAGATATACGCGGCCGATCCCGGCCTCGCCGACGATGAGGAAGTGATCCGATCGGCGCTCGCCGACGCCCAGATCACCCATCCCGAAACCCTGCTCGATCGGGCGATCGACGCGCTCATCTGGGTCGAGCGGCGCGAGGTCGAGGCGGACGATCTGCGTCGCGAGGTCATCGCGCGGCGTGATCGGTATCGGGCGCGGTCGGTGACGATCCGAGGCGTGATCGAGGAACTGTTGACCCAACTCGAACTGAAGTCGCGGCGCGCGAAATGGGGCGCGGCCAGCATCGCGGCGGGTCGCCCGTCGCTGGTTCTGACCGATGCCGAACTGGTGCCGGATCAGTACTACAAGACGGAACGGACATTGATGCGCACGCCGTTGATCGACGACCTCGAACAGGGCGTCGTCGTGCCCGGCGCGGTATTGTCGAACCCGGCGCCGGTGTTGCGGATCAGGAGGCTGTAGATGGCACAGGCGGCACGGCAGGCGGTCACGGTGTCGCGGTTGCCGCCGGCGACCTACAAGGGCACGGCGCAGTCATGGCGCGTTCTGGTCGAGGCGATCTGGCCGGCGGCGAGGTCGCAGGAGTCCATCCTGCTCGCGCTGGCTTATTGCGGGCAACGCGGTCTCGATCCGTTCAAGCGCCCCGTGCATATCGTGCCGGTTTACAACAGCGCGTTGCGGCGCGAGGTCGAGACGGTCTGGCCGGGCATCAGCGAGTTGCTGACGGTGGCTTCGCGATCGAAGCAATTCGCCGGCGTCGATGAGCCGCGCGAGGGACCGCAGGAGACGCGGACATTCGAGGGCACGGACCGCGAGGGCAAGCCGGTCAGCAAGACGATCAGCTTCCCGATGTGGGCCAGTGTCACCGTCTATCGGATGATCGAGGGCGTGCGCGTATCGTTCACCGCGCCGGTTTACTGGCTCGAGGCGTACAAGCGGCAGACGTTCCGCTCCGCGGTGCCCAATGACATGTGGGCGCAGCGTCCGCACGGACAGTTGCACAAGTGCGCGCTGGCGGCGGCGTTGCGTATCGGCTTCCCCGAGGACATCGGCGGCGAGTACGCGGCCGAGGAAATGGAAGGCGGCACGATCGACGGCGGCGGCGTGATCATCGATCACGACGATCCGGCGCCGCGCGACGCCCCAGAGCACGTCCAGGCCGAGCCGGATCCCCTCGACGAACAGAACGGCACGATCTGGCTGCGCAACCTTGGCGCCCTGTTGAGGGGCGCGGACAGCGAGGGCGAGGTCGTCGCGATCGGCGGCCATCCGCGGGTGCGCGCGTCGTTGGAGTCCGCGCCGACGATGATCGTCGATCAGATCAATACGATGTTGCGCGAGGCGCACGAACGGGTCAGGCCGCCGCCCGCGCCGGTCGAGGAATGGCAACCCCCGCCGGTCGAGGAATGGCCCGACGATCCGATCCTCGAGCATCTCGCCGAGATCGACGCGGCCGACCTCGACGGCCTCGAGGCGATCACGGCGGCGCCGGCGTGGCGGACGCGGGTCGATGGCATGTTTCCGCCCGACGTCGATCGGTTGCGGGAGGCGATCGATCTGCGGCGGGCGATCCTGAAGGGACAGACGACATGAGCAAGCAACCGACGCGCGGCAAGCTGACCCACGACCACGAATTGCTCGTGATGTCGCGCGGGTTCGATCTGCTGGCGACGTTGCCGCCCGACCGGCGGCGCTTCGTGGCCGAGTACTGGGTGAGCCGGATCGACGATCTGCCCGTGATCGCCCAGGTCGAGGCGCCGGCGGATGACGACGACGACGAACCGCCGATGATGCCGCACCTCCGGGGGGCGGCGGCGGCGGTGGCATGAACGCCGAGCGCGACACGCCGGCGATGGTGACGGTGCCGCGCCTGATCGACGCCGAACAGGTCGCGGGCATCCTCGTCATATCCGAGCGTCATTTGGGGCGGCTGGTGCATAGCGGCGAGTTCCCGAAGCCGATCAAGATCGGCGCTTGCGCGCGATGGCAGGCGAGCGACGTCGCGGACTACCTCGAGCGGTTGCGCGCGCGGCGCGAGGCGAAGCCGAGGCGGCGGCATGTCTGACCTCTACCCGGTGACCCTCGAGGACATGATCGCCGAGGCACGCCGCGAACTCGAGATGCGGCGGACGGTTTACGCGCGGATGCGGAACGGATCGGGCGTCGCGCGCCGCGCGATATTCGATCGGCAATTCGACGTGATGGCGGCGATCCTGCGCCATCTGGAAGCGGAGCGGGCACATGGTCGAGGAACGGTGGCGGGCGAATGAGCGCAGCGACGGACTGAAGATTGTAGCGGGCGTTGACGGCTACGTGATCGTGCCGGCGGCCGGCGGCGGGCTGATGATCGACAAGTGCCCGGTCTGCGATGAGTTCTTTACGCGCGACGCTCGCGGCCTTCGCGGCGCGCGACTGGTCGCCGACATGCTCTACCCGACGACCGCGCTAACCCCCGGCACCAGCTTCGACCGGGGGGCATGACGGCGTTGATCATGGCCTACACGGCCGCCGAGCGCCAAGTCGAGTTGCGGGTCACGACGGCGACGGCGATCGACGGCCCGGCCGGGCGGATGTTGATGTTCACGATCGGCGAGACGACGGCGGCGTTCACGATCGAGGAAACCCGCTGGCTCGCCGATACGCTGGTTCTGAAATCGGGTCACATGGGACCACTGGCCGGCGATCTCGAGCACCTCGGTCGCGCGCTGTTGACGGTTCTGGCGGAAGGGCCCGGCCCGCACGGGGCGCATTGAGCATGGAGCGGTTGCTGATGCTGGTCGTGCTGGCGGCGATCATCTGGGCCGGGATCGCCTTGCTGACGATCGCGCTGGTCGGCGCGCTGTGACCGCCCGATACGACAGGCGCGTCCAGTATTACCCGCTCAACCCGGCGAGCATGGCGACGGCGTGCCGGAAGATGGCGCGCGATCTGCGGGCCGAGGCGGCGGCGGGTTGGGGTTCGATCGGCCTGACCTCGATCGGCGGGCCTGACAGGAAGGTAACGCGCTGGCAGGCGGCGGCGTCGCTCGATCGGCAGGCGGAGCGGTGGGAAGCCGAGGCGCGCGGCGAGGGCGAGAACGTGCTCGATCGCGAGCGGATCGGATGGTGAGAGCATGACGGTCGTCGCGCGCCCGACTGAGTTCGACTGCCAGGACTGCGGCGACCACGTCGTCGCCTTCCATGACGCCGGTCTCGGCGAGCGGTGCGCGACGTGTTGCTGGATCAGGGAAGACGTGGTGGCCGAATATCACCGGGCGGTGCGGAAGCGTCTCGGCGTTCCGGTGCGGTCGGCGGGAGCATGACCCGGCGCAAGCCGCCCCCGGCACAGCACCCCTGCCAGGGCCTGACACGGAATATGCGCGCGACGTTCGAGCGCGTGGCGGTTGGCCTGGCGCCGCAGGCGCCGCTGAAAACGATCCACGCGCTGCGCCGGCGCGGATTGATCGCGCTGTCCGACCTCGGTGTCGATCGCAACGTCTGGTACGTCCCGATCCCGGTGCATCACGACTGGTGCGTGTGGTGCGCGTATGCCGGCGAGGACGACGGCGATGAAAGAGGAAGCAAGCATGCGGTCACAGATTGAGTTCGCCCTCGCGCATCCGGTGTTCGATCCGGCGCGCCAGATCATCGCCGGCCATTACTGGTGGGCCAAGCCGCGCGCGGTGAGCGCGTGCCTGACGGTGAACATAGGGATGGAGTGAACCGTGTATGCCGGCGGCCGGCCACTGTGGCACCTCAGTCTGTGCCAGCAGCGCGCCGGCCGGCCGGTATCGGTGGTCCGTTGGACCCCGGCCATGGTTCATGAAGTCGAGACGATACGGGACCGGATTTTCGGCATGTGCGGTTCGCCCGAGCCAGTGATCGCGCCCGAAGGCGAGGAAGCCGCGCTCCTGACGGTCACGCGCCAGTGGCGCCGGCCGCTGTCGATCGAGGAGATCAACCGGATGGCGCCGACAGTCGAGGCGCGCGAGCGGCGGGGGCGGCCATGATGGGCGGCAAGCGACGCATCGACGACGCGGTAGTGGACGAAGTGGCCGAGCGGATGACGCTGCTCGCGATGGAGCTGGAGGAACGCTTGCTCCAGGTCGAACCGCTCGAGGCGATCGGCGCGCTGGGCGTCCTGATGACCGCGGCGGTGGATCGCGTCCCGGCAGACCAGCGCGACCGCGTGGTCGAGGTCTGGATCGCGACCTTCCGCGAGGGCGTCGGATGACGCGGCCAGCCTGATCCGTGGTCGCGCCGATGCAGGCCCCGCGCGCGCGGGCCGCGCGGGCGCCTCGGGGATAAGGTCGCCGGCGCACCCATGCGAGCGGGGAACTCGAGGGTTCAAAATCCCCGCGCGCGCGAGACGGTCACCGTGCGACATCATTGCAGTCCATGCAAGCCGTGCGAGGCACCCATGCGCGTCCGCATGATTTTCCGCATGATTGAATCATGAGGTCGCGGATAGTCGCGCGATTACAATGGGTTGGCGTCTGATCCGGCATTGTTGACGACAATGCGGCATGCAATGACAGCGGCAGACAGCGGCGGACATTTTCTCGCATTTCCAGGCGTTTGGGCGTATATCCCCTTGCACGGAATGCAAGGCGACGACAGGGTATGACATCCTCGAGCGCATGATTTCCGCATGAAAGGGACCATACGATGACAATCAAGATGGAGCTACCGGACGCGATCAACGGCGGGATGTCGATGCAAGATGTTCACGCGGACGATCTGGAGGCGGCGGCGGAAGCGGCGGCGACTTGCCAATGGTTCCTGTTGTGCGACGGGGCGGCGACGGCGACGGAGGCGCATCCGATACTCGGGGCGGTTCCGATCTGCGCGAAGTGCGCGGCGCGCGTCGCGCGGTTCACGGCGACGGAGCGATGATGCGCGCGGCGATCCTCGCGGGTGTGCTGGCGGTCGGCGCGATGGCGCCGGCCGAGGCGCAACTGAAGCCCATCACGATCGAGGCGGTTCGGGCATCCGCCGAGACGGGCATCCCGCCGCTCATCACCCAGGAAGACGCCGGGAGATTCGCCGATTGCGGCCTTCCCCCGATCGTCCCCCAGTCAAACGCGGAGATGATTCGGGCCATGGGCGAAGCCAAGGCGGCCGGGACAAACATCCAGGTCGTCTGGATGCGGCACAACCTGAAGGGGATCGAGGCGTGCCTCGCGCGGCCCGGCAACCACTGACCCCACACGGCAACGGCGCCCGCTTGGCACGGGCGCCGTTCGTTTAGAACAGGAAGGAACTCACGATGACGACGATTACCACCCAGGGCGCGACGCGGCAAGGCAGGCTGGCGACGGGGGCGGACATACGGACGGCGAAGCCGGGGGCTAAGCTGCGGTTTGGCGGCGGGTTGTATCTGCTGGTCAGCGCGAGCGGCACCAAGTCCTGGCAGGTACATTATGACGTCGCCGGCAAACATCAGGCGACGATCGTCGGGCGGTGGCCGGAACTCGGGATCGTCGAGGCGCGGGCGAAGCGCGACGAAATCCGATCGACGGTGCGCGAGGGGGGCGATCCGGCCCAGGACCGGCACGAACGGCGCGCGGCGCGTCAGGAAGCCGACGCGGCGACGGTGCGGGTTGTCGGGGCGGCGTGGCTGGCGAGCGCCCCGGCGGCGCGCAAGTGGTCGGCGTTGTATGCGCATCTGGTCGAGCAGCGGATGCGCAATCACGTCTGGCCGATCATCGGCGATCGGGCGATCGGGCGCATCGGCGCGATCGACGTCGAGGCGGTGATCCTGCCGCTGGACGCGGCCGGCAAGGCGGCGCAGGCGGTGCATGTGCGGCAGTCGTTGCAACTGATGTTTGATTACGCGATCCGGCGCGACCTGATCCCCGGCGGCGTCAATCCGGTGCGCAAGATCGCCCCTGATTTGCCGAAGCGCGTCGCCGGCGAGGAAGTCAGCCGGGCGCATGTCGAGACGATCGAGGAAGCGCGCGCGGTGTTGCGCGCGTTCGAGGACTCGCAGGCGGGGCCGTTCGTGAAACTGGCGCATCGGCTGATCGCGCTGACGGCGGTGCGCAAGATGGAAGGCGTCGAAGCGCGGTGGACCGAGATCAGCGAGGGCGCGGACGGCATGACGTGGACGATCCCGGCCGAGCGGATGAAGGGGCGGCGCGGCAAGAAGCGGGCGCACGTCATTCCATTGTCGCGGCAGGCGGCGGACGTGTTTCACGCGGCGCGCGCGATGCAGGCGGCACTCGGCGTCGACTCCGCGCTGGTGTTTTCCGGCGGGGCGGCGAACGGCGGCATCGATCGATCGGCGATCGGTGACGTGATGGGGCGCGCGTTGCCGCCGATCGGTCTGGCCGGGCGGCACACGGCGCACGGATGGCGCGCGACGTTCTCGACGATTTGCAATGAAGCCGATCCCGGCGCCTATCGCGTGATCGACGTCATGCTCGCGCATCGGGCGTTCGGCGAGGTCGAGGGGCGGTACAACAAGGCGACGTTTCTCGCCGAGCGTCGGCGCATGGCGTCGGTGTGGGCTGATCAACTGCTCGAGGGGGCGCCCTCGGCGATGGCGGTCGCCGGCCTCGTCGAGGATCGGCGCGGCGCCGATAACGTCGTTCAATTGCGCCAGGCGGCGTAGCGTCCCTGGACAGCCCTCGGGGGCGGCGACGGCGAGGGGCGTCCGGATCGGGCGCCCCTTTTCTTTTATGGCGTCAAGGGCGATCGGGCGCGGCCGGCGGCGCGTTCATTAGCGGCCGCTCGACCAGATCGCGAAGGTGGGCGATCTCCTGTTCGTTCCGGTCGAGGCGCAACTGGATCGTGCGGCCCGGTTCGAGGCTGGCGCTGATCCGTTGCAGATCGACCCGGAGCGTTTCCATGTCGTGGGTCAACGCGGCGAGGGTGTGCGAATTCTGCCAGCCCAGCGTCACCAGGGCGCCGATCAGCAGCGGGATCGACCCGGCCAGCGCCTTGACGACCCAGGCGGGCATTCAGCGCGCGGCGTGGTCGTCCGCGCCGTTGGCCTTGCGCGCGGGGATATGTTCGGCGTCGAGGCACGCGGGCGGCATCTGTCGCGCCTCGATCTGCGCCACGATCGCGCGGATCAATGGCGCGGCGATGCGATAGGGCGCATCGTTCAGCGCGCCGAGCACATTGTTCCAGGCGGTCGCGTCGAGCGTGACGGACAGTTTTTTGTCGGGTTCGATCGGGGTCATGTTGTCGATTCCTTTAGAGATATGGGAGGCGGCGTGAACGTCGCGCCGTCATAGGTCCAGTCGATCCCCGGCACCGGGTCGAGGTCGTCGATCGGCACGGCGGTCTGATCGGCGGCGAGGCCGAAATCGGCGACGCCGTCCCAGACGACGACGTTGATCACGACGCCGGCCTCGACGATCGCATGGTTCGGCATGGCGTTGATCCTTATCCGAAACAGTATTCCATGACCCGGAGCAGCCCCTGAAAGCCGGCGCCGCCGGCGGTGTTGACGGTCATCGCGGCGCCGCCGCCGCCACCGCCGCCGAAATAGTTCGCGAGGTTGCCGGCGGCGTTCTCCTCCGACGGTTGCCCACCGCCGGTCCCCAGAAAGGGCGCGTGACCGCCCGAGCCACTGATCGCCTGATACGTCGTCACGCCACCGAACAGCAGCGGCCACGAGCCGGGGATGCCGGGCGCGTTGATGTGGCCGCCAGTGGCGATGGGAGCGCCGGCGAGGAACTGGCCGCGCGCGAGGGCTTGCGCGGTGATCCCGTAGGGGCCTCCGCCACCCCCGCCGGCGGTCATGGTGCCGGCAGGCCCAAGCCCGGCCGGGGCGAAGATGGTCGCGCCGCCCGCGTTGCCGTTGGCCTGGCCGGCGGCGCCGCCGGATCCCCCGGCGCCGATGGTGATCGCGGCGTTCGCGCCGATCTCGGCCCGCGAATAGAGGCGCATGCTGTAGGCGCCCGACGCGCCGCCGGTCGCGGCCGAGACGTTATAGGCGGGTTGTCCGTAGGCGCCGCCGCCGCCGCCGCCGCCGCCCCAGCTTTCGACGGCTACGAAGCGCATCGCGCCGGCGGGCGTGTAGGTTCCCGAGGTCTGGAACATCTGATGAATCACCAGGGCGGACGACTCGCCGGTCGTGATCGCGCGGATCGCGGCGAGGACCTGGGTGAAGTTCGTCCCCGTCGTGTCGGGCGCGATGCCGGCGGCGGTCAGCAGCGCGAGTAATTCCTCCTGAATCATGTTGAGCCACCAGTCACGGACGATCGTCGGCGTGACGGCGCCGGGAACGCCCCCGGTGAAGTAGCCGATCGGGCCGGTCAGCGTCGGCGGCGCGGGCAGCGCGGCGGCGGCGGTCGCGTCGTGAATGCGTTGCATCGTGTCCCCTACTCGTAAACCCAGATGATGGTGGTGTGCGCGGGCTTGAGCGCCTCGAACATGCAGCGAAGGGTTTCGTCACCAAAGGTCGCCAGCGGTTCGTTGGCGTGCGAGACTGAGGCGGAAAACCAGACGATCGCCAGCGTCGCATGCACGGTGATCCGCCACGCGAAGGCCCACTCGGGTCCGTAAAGCGGTTGATTGGCGGCGTTGCGCGACGCCTCGAACGGGCGGAATGTTTCGATCGTGATCGTGTAGCCCAAGGACTCCGCGATCTGAATGAAGTAATCGCGCGTTTGCCCGCCGCGGGCGACGAACTTCGCGCAGACCGCCGCCTGCCTCTGTTGGACGGTGGACAGCGGCGGTTGAACGCACGGGTCGGGCAGGCCGAGGGTCAGTTCCCATTCCGGCAGGAGTTCGACGGTCGAGCACGGAAAGGCGTCGGGGATCAATTGACCCGCGCGGGCGTCGAGCGCGGCCCAGGTTGGCATCAGCGTGAGAAGGTGCGCGGCCTGCGGCGTGCCCCAGCCGCGATGCCAGACGCGGCCACGCGGCAAGAGGCGTTGAAACTGCCACAGGTAATCGGTCGCGGAATGAAACGGGATCGGCATCAGGCGACGGTCAACGTGCCCATGACGGGCAGCGCGTTCGCGGCGACGGTCACCGGGGCGGCCGGCGCGGTCATGGTGAAGTGATTGACCCCCGGCGTCGCGTTGATCGCGTCATAAAGCTGCGACGGATAGACGATGCCGCCGACCTCGCCGATGGCGAGGAACATATCGGCGAGCGAGGCGGTGATCGCGGCGCGCGTGTCGGCGGTGTTCGGATCGAGGCCGGTCAGCGTGACATTGATCGGCGCGGGCACGGGCGCGGCGACATAGACCAGCACGGGCACGGGTTGCACGGGCCAGACATGTTCGGCGACGGTCAACTGGTCGCCGGTGGCGGTCGGGCCGTTCACCTCCTCGGCGGCGCACCCGTCCGTGCCTTGCGGGAACCCGCCATGCGCGGCGTTGGCCTGGTCGAACATGACGAACAGCACGACGGAGCCGGCGCCGTAGCCGTTCGGCGCGACCCAGGCGCGCGTACAGCCAGGAACCTCGGTCGCCCATTCCAGGTAATCCGACTCCGATCCGCCCTGCGGCGGGGCGCGGTATTTCGTGAGCATGCGCGTTCGCAGCGAGTCGTCTGTCTCCTGGTCGGCGCCGCCGGTGGTCGGCCCCACGGTGACGCCGCCGGCGTTGATGCCGGCGATCGGCGGGTCGAGGCTGATCGGCGTGCCGTCGTCGCAATCGGTGGCGGCGCCGTTGACGGCGGCGATCATCGACACGGTCACGTCGCCGAACGTGTCGACCACCGCCTCGGCGGTGACGATGTAGGGCGTGCCGTCAACGCGGGAGAGCGTCGCGCCGATCGTCACCACGAGGCCGGTGCCCCCGGTGAACCTCGCGAAGCCGGCGGCGGGCGTGCTGTCCTTGCGATAGACGCCGATCAGCGCGGCCCACGCCTCGAGGAATTCGTCGGTCGCGGTGAACGGCACCGCCTCGCGGCTGATCCAGTCGATGTAACCGTACACGGAGTAAGCCAGCCCCGACATGACCCAGGCCAGCACACGGAGGACGGCGTTCCGCAACAGCCCATCGAGGCCGGGCACGCCCGACGTCGTGATGTCCTGGATCGCGGTGTTGCGCAGCGAGGTCAGCGTCGGGCGTGCGAAGGGCATGCGTTACCTCACCATGGCGCGCTGACGTTCAAGCGTCGGCGCGGGCACCCGCACGGGCGAGGGCAGCACGGCGAGACCCTGCCATGCCCAGCCGAACAGGAAGCGGGTCATCGACCCGTCGGGCTTCACGATCGCGATGCCGATGCCGAGGATCGGAGTCGCCGAGGTGCCCAGCCAGGACGTGTTGACGATGACCTGTTTCGCGACGCCGTCGTCGATCAGCCAGCCCAGGGCGTCCTCGGCGTAACGGCGCGCGATGGCGAGCGTGTCGCGGGTTTTGCGCGCGCGTTCGAGTTGCCAGAGGTTCGAGCCGAGCGGGACGTCGAGGTAGGGATCGCCCCACCAGCCGCGGCGGTCGGATGTTCCGTCCGTGGGCGTGAAGTCGGGCGTCGCGAGGCGATCGGTGAACAGCGAGACAAGGCACGCGGTCTCGAGGTCCTGTCCGGTCTGAAGGTCGCCGTCCGCGAGGACCCAATCGCCGATCGCGTTGCCGTTGTCCCACCAGATGTAAATGTCGCCGGTGCAATTCGCCGGCGCGAGCGGCCCATCCGGGGCGGGCATCGGCAGGCCGGCGGCTTCGATCCATCCGGTCATGTCGGTTGCGGCACGCCAGACAGGCCACCGCCCGGCTGCGTGTCCTTGTGGCGGTGGTTGAGCACGGAGACGTGCGTACTGTCGCAGCCGGCGACGATGTCGCCGGTGACCTCGAGGCGCGGCGTGACGATGCGCACCTTTGTCGGCGACGTGATCTCGACGTTGCCGCCGGCGGCGAGTTTCACGATGTTGCCGGCGTTGTCATAAAGCGCGACCTCGCCGGCCTTGAGGCTTCGCAGGCGGTATTGCTGGTTGCCCGTCGCGATGATGACGCCCTTGCTGCGGTCGCCCTCGGCGAAGATCGCCATCGCGTCGGACCCCGGCATCGCGTGCGAGGCGAGGCCGTAGATTTGCAGGACCGGCATCGCGTCGATCGTTTCCATCGGGAAGCCGCGCGCCTGCGCGCGGTGGACGGGGCCGCTGTCGTCGGTCGCGGTGATCGTCAGCTTCCCGATCGCCATCAGGATTCGGCGGTGGAGCCGATCGGCGGTGCTCATAGGTCGAGTTGATCCGGCCGCAGCATGACATGCCCCGGCGCGGGCGCGGCGGGTTTGGCGTCGGCGTTCGGTTTGGTCGGGTTGTTGTTGTTCACCGCTTCCTGGGTGATCAGGTAACTCGGCGAGGTCGGTTCGATCGAGAAGGCTTCCGGCGGGAACAGCGACAGATGGGCGTGCTGCCCGCTTTCGTCGCGCGTATAGGTGACGGTGCCGATCAGCCAGTTCTTATCGGCGAGTTTCAATTGCGGCGCGGTGATCGCGGCGAGGTAGTTGGGCGACCACAGCGCGCCGGCGGCGTCGCGCCATGCGTCGGCGGTCACGGTGAAATTGAACGACTGGCCCCAGCGGCGATTTTTCTCCCAGACGGCGCGTTTGCCGGCGAGCGGGATCCCCATCACGGTCTGCTCGCTGATGATGTAGAGTTTGCGGAAGCGCGGCACTTCGTCGTCTTTCACGATCTCGCCGACGCCCGGCATGTTCTGGCCGGCGTCGGTGCCGAGCGCCATCGAGGCCATCAGGTGGCCTTCGTATTGCGAATAGCGTTGATCCATCGAAAACATGACGTCGGCGGCTTCGACGTTGGCGCCGATCTTGAAGCCCGAGGCCATCGACTCGGTGCCGACCTTCGAGAACATGATCGAGCCATCCGGTAGGTCGTACGGGATCAGTTCCGAATACCGCGTGACGCGGTCGATGATCTCCCAGACCGTTTCGCCGAGCATGATGTTCAACTGCGGGACCGGCGGCAATGATCCGGTGAAGTTCGATTTTATCTCGACGTTGTAAGGTTTCGCGAGTTGGCGCGCGATCGAGAGCGCGTCGCCGTTGAGTATCTGAAGCCCTTGCGTGGGCGTGCCGCCGGCGCTGGTGTTCTCGACGATCGCGGAACAATCGACGAGGTCCTCGCTCTTGCTGCGGCCCTCGACGCGGATGGTGTGTTGCGCGGCCGATATGCTCGAGGTGTAGCGATCGACATACCCGGTCAGCACCAGATCGGCGCCGATTTTGACGGTGCAGGGTTGGCCGGGTTTCAGATCGATGTCGGCGGCGTTCGGATAGCGTTCGGTGACCTCGATCGAGAACGAAGCCGGGATCGCGGCGAGCGGGCGGGTGACGGAGACGCGCTGCCAGCCGGTGACGGATTGATTGCCCACGGTCAGCGTCAGCGCGTCCGATGCGCCGGCCGGCGGGCCGCGCGAGGCGACGCCGTGCGCGATCGCGCCGCTCGCGTCGCTCATTGGTTCAACGCCGGAAACGATGTCGGCATGAACAGCGGATGCGGCGGATCGGCGGACGCGACCAACCCCGGCTCGCGCGGCGTGTCGGCGTAAAGTGTCCAGGCCTCGGCGAGCGAGGGTATCGGCGCGCGCGTCTCGACGTTGACAAGCCACGCGAGGTTGGCGCCGCGAACCGCCAGGTCGAGCGCGACGGCGGCGCGCAGATCGCGGAGTCCCTGGTAGGTCGCGTCGAGGCCGGCGTCGCCGGCGCGGGTCGCTTCGGCGTCGAGCGCGCCGCACACCAGGGCGCGGACGGCGAAGGCGTCCTGATAGGACGCGGGCAGATAGTCGGTCGAGGCGGTCGCCAGGGCGGCGCACGCGGCGCAGCGCAGATTGCTCGCGACGGCGTCGGCGGCGACACGGGCGTTGACGGCGATCGGCCCCGTGCCGCCGATCGGCGGCGGTATCCATCCGGCGAGTGGCAGCAGCAGGCGGATCGCGTCGGCGGGGTCGTTCGCGGACGCGGCGACAGCGGCGGCGAGCTGTACGGCGGCGGCGGCGAAGGCGTCGGATTGCTGGCTCACAGGAAACTCGCCAGCCGGGTCACCAGCGAGGCCGAGGTATTGACCAGGGTCCGCGCCGTCGTGGCGGCGCCCAGCAGCCCTTGCACGGTCGCGGTCACGGGTTGGAGGGTTGAGCGGGAGCCGGTCGCGTAGCGGCCATGGAAGCCCACGAGGCCCCGCACGGCGTTGAAAACGCGGCTGGCGTCGCCGACGATCCCGGTCGCGATCGAGGCATAATGCGTGACGGTCGAATAGACCGACTTCGCGACGTTGCCGATCCGTTGCAGCGTCGAGCCGAGGTCAGACGCGGAAGCGGTCGTGAGTTTCGCGGCGGCGCCGAGCACGTTCTGGGTCGTCGCGAGGGCGGCGGCGGGAAACATCACGTCGCCGGCGACGACGAAGGAAAACTGAAACTCGACGACGCGGCCACGCTCGCGGCGGTCGGCGGTGGCGAATTCCAGCAATACGCACTGCACGCTGCCGAGCGTCGGATGCACCAGGGTTCCGGCGCCGGCCTGTTCGGCGGCGCGTAGCATGGCGTCGCGTTGCTGGTAGCAGTCGTCGCCGACAGCGAAGCCCTGGACGCTGAAGCGGCGCGGCAGCTTGCCAAGGTCCTCGGCCCAGACATCGTCGCGATAGGGGTATTCGTGCAGCGCGACGCGCCGGCCGGCGGCGGTCTCGCCGGCGTCGAGCACGAAGCCGACTCCGCGCCACGATCCCGGTTGCAATTGCTGGAACCACGCGCCGGAACCGAACGACAGGCCCGACGTGTCGAAGCCGAGCGAGGCGCCGGCGGCCTGCCCACTCTGGCCGATGCGCGCGACGTCGTTCACCAGCGCGCCGGTGGCGGACACGACGCCGGTAACGCCCGAGATCGTGCGGGTGATCTGGCCGAGGATGCCGCTCATATCGACGCCATGTTCTGATATTCGACGCGCGGCGGCGCGACGTTGACGGCGCCGGATCCGCTCGCGGTGACGGCGGAATTCGGCGGTGGATTGCGGTGCGTTATATTGACATCGACAGAGCCGTTGATCGGTTTCGCGCCGGGCACGGCGAGGGGCGGCGCGGCGGCGGCGGGGGCCGCGATCCGACCGCCGCTATTGAGCAAGGCGCGGCGCGCCGCCTCGACGCTCTCGATGCCGAAATGACCTTGGTCGTTGGAGCGCCAGGAATTGCCCGAGACGAATCCCCATCGTTTCGCGAGTTCGTCCTCGAGCCGGGGGTCGAGGGAAACCCCGCGCCGGCTGCGCACACCGCGACCGATCTGGTTGATGTCGATGGCGGCGCCGATCGGATGACCGCTGGCGTTGTTCGGCCGTTCGCCGAGCGTGCCGCTGTCGGGTCCGAGCACACCGCCGGCTTTCTCATAGTCGTTGATGAAGCCCTGGAAGTTCTGCGCGAACCGCGCATCGACCTGATACTTGCGCCCGCTCGCCGAGGTGACGGTCGCCAGCCCGGTTCTGGCGATCGGCGTGCCGGCCGGCGCGTCGATGCCGCCCGCGCCGCCCCCGCTGCCGCCGGTGACCCCGCCACCGCCCCCGGAGGGGCCGAGGGCGGGCCGGTCGGCGGGCGTGTAGGAAGCCGCGACGACGCCCGGCGCGCCGCCCCCCGCCGCGCCCACGGCGCCGGCGCCGCCGGTGTCGCGCAGATGGTTGAACGCATCCTCGAAGCCGGCGGATACGGCGCGGGTCATGTCGAGCCAGAACTCGATCGGCTGGCGCGCGGCGGCGCCGCCCGCCTGATACGCGGCGGGGGTGACGCCGCCGGGCAGATAGCCGCCGGTGGAGCGGGACGGCGAGGCGCCGATGATCTCGCCGGTCGTCGCGTCGTGCTTCCGCCCCTGCGAGTCGATCCAATAATCGGACGTTGGCGTATTGGTCGGCGAGCGCGTGTCCTGGTCCTTGCGGTTCTTTTCGCGCGCGGCGCGGGTTTCCGGCGTCTCGTACGCGGACCCGAGCGCCAGCAGGCCGACGATGGCGGCGATGCCGGCGAGCGCGGCGGCGAGCGTGGCGCCGGATACGCCGGCGGCGAGGCCGATCGCCCCGGTCAGCGCCTGGACGGCGGCCACGGCCTGCCCTGCCCATTTCACGACGAACAATCCGGCGATGGCCTCGACGGCGGTCTTGATCGTGTCCAGGTGGGTGATCACCCATTTGAGGCTGTCGATCAGCGAATTGACGCCGTCGGTCATCGCCTTGATCGTCTCGGGCTTTTGCAGCCACGCGGCGAAGCGCGCCGAGATTTGATCGACGGCGGCGATGATTTCCGGCGTGTGTTTCTCGACGAACTCGCCGAACTTGTTCAGCAGCGGCGCGAAGTGTTGCGCGAGCGTCGCGGACAATTGCTGGCCGAGGCGATCGAACGCGACGCCGACGCGGCCTTGCGCCTCCGAGAACAATTGCAGCGATCGTTTCTGTTCGTCGGTGAGGTCCTTGTAGCGTTTGACGGCGTCGATCGCGCCGTCGAGGCCCATCGTCGATTGCCGGAACGTCTCGACCAGCTTCTCGCCGGCGCCGCCGAGCAGGATCGTCGCGAGGCGCGCGCGGTCGGCGGGATCCTTCAACGCGGCGATTTTCTTGATGACCTCGGGCATGAGGTCGGCGGCGGATCGCATATGCCCGGTCGTGTCGCGCGCGTTGACGCCGAGGAGGTTGAGCGCCTGCGCGGTCTCGGCGAAATTGCCGCGGCCGATGTTGAGGTCGGCGAGGTTGTCATGCAGGCCCTTGAGGCTCTCGCGCATCTCGGCGGCGCTGCCGCCGGCGAGCCGGGTCGCGTCCTCGAATTTTTGCAACTCCCGTGTCGTGATGCCGATGTTGTCGGCGGCGGCGACAAGTTCGCGCGACCACGCGGCGTAATTCGAGACCAGCTTCGTCATGCCGGCGATCGAGGCGGCGCCGGTGATCGCGGCCATCTGCGGCACGATCGAGGTCAGCGTGCTCAGCACGGTCCCCGCCGTCTTGCCGATCCACTCGAAGCCCTGGGCGACCTTGCGCAGCCCGGAGACATCGACGAAGCGGGTCACCTGACGCGAGAGGCGTTCCATCGGCGCGCGCATCTGCGCGATCCGGCGGTTGATCGCGTCGATCTGTTTCGTCGCGTTATCGACGACGGAGAAGGTGACGGAATAGCCGGCCATGTCAGGTCAGCCCTGTTCCCGCGCCTCGCGTTCGCGGGCCGCGATGCGTTGGGATTGTTCGGCCCACCACGTCAATTGGGTTCCGGTGAGTCCCCAGGCGTCATGCGGTCCCCATCCCCACCAGCGCGTGAGGTCGGCGACAAGGTCGTGCCAGTTAGCCGGAAAAGCGGCGTATAAGGTTCCAAAAAACGGAACGCTTCCCCCACCTGACTGATCCGCATTCGCTCGACGACCTCGCGCGGCACGCCGGCGACCTCGGCGACAAGTTTGATCTGATAGCGGCGCAGCGTGAACATGTTCGACGCCTCGGCGATCTCGAACTCGGCGCGCTGCATCTGAAGCGCGGTGGGTTCCTCTAGGTGCAGCGTGGTGAAGCGCTTCTTAAGAAACTCGATCGGCGGATCGATCTCGAGGTCGAGTTCGCGCGGGTTCAGCGGTGACTCGGTGAAGCCGTCGATGGCGATCGCGTCCATGGTCAACTCTCCGAGACGTCGATGCCGTCGAAACGGACCTGGAACGTGCCCTCGGCGGCGCGGACCTCGAGCGCGGAGGTGTTCCACAGGTTGGCGCCCCCGACGACCTTGCCGTTCGCGAGCGTGACGAGCACCTCGACGCAGCGCATGGCGTTGAAGTCGCCGACGCTGATGTCACCGCTGTCGCGCAAGGTCGCCTCGATGAAGCCCTGGATCGGGACCTCCGAGAACCCATGCACGGCGTCGAGGCCGACCAGCGTCTCGCGCTTCCACTTCGCCGGCGACCAAGTGACGTCCGAGACGACCATGTAAGCGTTGCCGTCGATCGTAAGGCCGGTGATCCCGGCCAGTCTTTCACACGCGGCCATCGCGCGGCTCCTTTATGATTTGCGGAATTGCAGCAGGATAGCGATCTGTCGGAGTTGGTTGACCAGATCGACGGGGGCGAGGATTTTGACCAGTCCGTCGCCGGCGTTCTCGACGACGACGTCGCGGCCGAACGTCGCGGCGTTCTGGACATAGCCGGCGGCTTCGAGGGCGCGGTATTCGCAGATGACGGAGGCGCGGATCATCGGCGCGTTGACGCAATTCGAGCCGGCGAGGATCGGCGTCTGATCGCTGACCAGTTTCTTGCGCGCGTAGCGGGTCAGCAGATAGTCGGACAGGTCGCGCGAGACGAACATCAGGCCGAACATCGTCTCGACGTCGAGGTAACTATTGTCGGGCGCGCCGGCGAGGTTCTTTTGATAGGTCGTCGCCATGCGCTCGATGATCACGGTGTTGTCGTCGCCGACGCGGGTCGTGCTCATGCCGTCATAGAGAAGCGTATTCCGCTCGCCGAGGGTCCAGCGGTCGGCGATCGGCGGCGCCTGTAGCGTTGTCGCGATGTATTGCAGCGGAAGCCCTGGATCGACGCGGAGCGAGGCGGCGGATGAGGCGGTGATCTCGGCGGCCCATATCCAGGCGGGGTCTGGCGAGCCGTTGAACGCCACGACGGACATGTGCTGATCGTTGCGGCCGATGCCGAAGGCGGTGCATTCGCCGAGCGTGCCGCGGAACGCGGTGAAGCAGCCGCCATAGATCATCTCTTGCCACGACCAGCGGCCTTCGTCGTCGGCGAGGAAGGCTTTCATCGTGTCGAGCGAGGTCGTGTCGGTATAGGGCAGGCAGATGAAATCGAACGGCTGCGAGGACAGGTTCGCCAGCGCGTTCGTGAGCGAGGGATTGGCGGTGCCGCCGGTCATGTCGGTAAACGCGACGACGATGCCCGGCACGGGATATTCACCGCCGGCCGCGCCCTGGTAGTTTTGCGACAGCGCGATATCGTTGCCCGCCTCGCCCTTGTTCTTGGCGGTCAACGGGATCGCCGCGCCGGCGGTCGGCGAGCCGGCGGTGACGGCGAGTTTCGTGTTTGCGTTGATCGCGTCGTGCAAGGCGGTGGCGACGGTGGCGGCGTTGTCGCCGGCGTTGACGATCGATTGCACACGGATGCCGCCGATGTAGATGTTCAGCGTCCCCGAGGCGGTCGCGGCGCCGGTCAGCGTGATTTCCCCGGCGGCGGCGACGGAGGCGACGTTATCGGCGATCGGCAGCATGTAGACGGCGCCGAAGCTGTCGCGTTGCAGGTATCGCTCCGTCATCTGCGCCAGCATCGAGCCGGCGCCGCACAGGATGAGCACCTGGGCGAGGCTCTCCACCAGCACGGGCTGATCGGGGATCGCATGGCCGGCGGCGGTGATCTGGCCGATCAGTAGTGTCTTTTGCAGGACCGTCGCGGTGTTGGCCTGCGAGGGGTCCATCTCGACGTAAACACCGGGCACCCGGTTCGAGGTCGGATAGTAAGTGAAGTTGATCGCCATCGGTCAGGCCTCCTTGGTCGCGGGCGCCGGCCGGCGCGTGGCGCCGGGGTCAGGGGGCGCTTCGACGGTCACGTCGCCGTCGCGCAGCCGGCGCGCCCAGAACGGATCGGAGTCGGACACCTCGCGCCCCGCCTCCGGTAGCAATTGCATGTTGCGCGGGTCGCGCACGGCGCGGCCCTGGACGGGAATCACCTTCATCGCGTGTCGCTCCTGGTGGTGGTCACATTGACGATCCGCCGTTGTCGAGTTGACTGATCGAGGCCTCGGCGGCGGTCCAGAACGTTTCCCAATGCCCGATCAGGGTGTTGACGGCGTAGGCGTAGGCGGTGCCGTTGCCGCCCGCCTCGGCGGGGTCGGGCACGACGCCGAAGTTGTTTTGCTGCGGCATCATGTTCATCCCCATCGACGGGGATTCGTACTCGGTCCCCGCGACGCCCGCGTAGCCGCTGGCGGCGGTGGCGATGGCGTCCTTCAGCCTTGCCATGGTGGTGTTGAGAGCAAGCAACTTCGACGTCGTCTGGTTGGTCATGCCGCCGAACGGCGTTGAATTGGGAATGATCAGCGCGGCCATGTCAGATCCTCTGTTCAGGCGTTTCCAGAGCGTGGTGGAAAGTGTCGCTCATTCCAGCGGCACCCATAGCCAACCTGGGGCGACGGTATAGGTGAGGGCGATTGTGTGTTGCCGATTGATCGTCAGGATGATCGTATTTCCTGTCGCGGCGACCGGGAGCGTTTGCCCCATATAGGTGATCGCGGACACCGAGCCGCTGACGATGAAAATCTGCATCGGATATGGCGCTGTGTTGGTGACTGTCACACCTGATGCGGGGACCGGCGGCGTACCCGCGACCCAGCCAACTTCGCCGATATTATCCCGCACGACGGAAAACGTCGGTATGGTGCCGCCGAAATCGTTGCTGTTATTGTTCCAAGACGTGTTGTGAGCAAATACAATGTTAGAGATCGCGGTGTCCTGGCAATACAGGACACGATCAAACTGAGTAATCTGATTTCCGGTTATCCTGGCATTGTATAAACTTTCGATCATCATTCCGACGCCGCCACGGACGCCGCCGTAGTTTTCCATGAAAACGCCATCTATCTGTGCGTTGTTCACATGGCGCAACCATATGCCGGTTCCCATTCCCGTGTAGGTCAGATTGAATGTCGCGCCCGAGCCGCTGCCGCCATGGAAGGGGACGGGGTTCGCGGGGGGCGTTTGCACCAGGCCTTTGTTATAAATCGATACGCCCGTGATCGCACCGCCCGCGCCAATGGATGTGACCTGCAGCATCACCGGGTTCCCCTGCTGCTGCGCGGCGACATCTGGACCCTGGATGATGTTACCAACAACAAACCCGGTCCCGCCCGAGGCCACCGTGGCGGCTATGCAGGAACAGTGCATGTTGGTCAGCGCGCCGCCGCGTATGACGATGTCGTCGGCGGGCTTGGCGGCGGTGCCATCGACGAAAATGCCAATCTCGCCGACGTTATCGTAACTGTTGTTCTCAAGGTCGATATAGTTTGGCATGACCGAATTAGGCCCGCCTCCGTCGTTGATGATAATACCGCAGAAAACGCCTTCCCCCTGGTTATCCCTGATTGTATTGCCCTGGCATTGGTTCTGAATGAGTATGTGCGTGGTCGGGCCAGAAGCATAAGCGCCCCAGGAGGTTGTGCAGTTAAACACCGCCGTTCCGGGCTGCGAGAATAGCTGGATGCACGGGTCCGCCTGACCGAATGGACTATTGGTCATTGGCGCGAACTCAATGTTGGAGATCTCGCCTTCGCCGCCCAGATAGCCGCCCGTGCTACTGTTCCATGTGCTTGACTGAACCAAGAGAGTGCCGCCTGGAAACGACATGGATGACCGGATCAGGCAATTCTCAATCAGATAATAACGGCAACGATCCAGATCAATTGATCTGCCAACGCAACCTGAGAACGTCACGTTGAATATTTTCAGGTGATTACAGAATACTGCTTTGATACCGATGCAGTTATTAGCAGTCGGGGAGATTTGCAGATCATGGATGGTGTTGTGCGTTTCAGTGATGGCGGTGGGGGCCATCGAGAATGCCACCTGTCCAGCCGTGGCTGGCGCGATGATCGAAGACGCTCCCGTGCCACTGACTGACACCAGAGTTGGAAGCGCGATTGGCGCGGTGATCTTATAGGTTCCAGCCGGGAAGAACACGAGGTTGCCAGCCCCCGCCGCCGTGACCGCGTTGTTGATCGCGGTCGTGTCATCGGTGGAACCGTTTCCCGTGGCACCATACGATTTGACGTTGATGACCCACAGACCATCGACGTATTGCTTTGTCGCGGCGTGCAGGGGTTGCGACGGATCGCGCACCAGATTGATGTCCGTGTTCCCAACCATATACAGGCCACTGCCGCTTATGGCTACGAAACGGTTGCCGTTTTTGTCCACGAAGTCGGTGTTGCCGTTGGAGACGATATTGATCGTTCCGCCTGTGACGCTAAACCCGCCGAACCCGTCATACAGCGTGATGTGTCGGGAAGTATCCCCGGCGTTGATCGGAGCCGTCGCCTGACCGAAGCTCAGTCCGCCCGACATCGCTCCGCCAGCCTTCGCGACGTAATTTCCCGATACAAAATCCGATGTCGCCAACAGACCAACGAAGTTTCCGTCAACCCAGGCGTTGATCCAGCCGCCTGACCAGGCGAACGCCATGGTGTTGCCGCCGCCCGACACACCTGGGTAAGAGATGCCCAGACCATAGACTGCTGCGTTACCATCGGGCCAAATCTGGAACACGTTCCTCCACGTTCCCGGCCCGGTCACCTGAAGGAAATTGAAGCCGCCATACGCGGAATAGGCGTTGATGAAATCGACCTCGCCGTTGCCGCCGGATGCGTTCCAGGTGAGATAACCGGCGCCGCTTTCAGGGGGCACGACGCCATTGTTGTTCTCGCTGAAAGCGAACTGTTTGACGCTGGTCGCGCCGTTGACGGTGAGGTTGCCTAAAGTCCCGGTCCCACCACGATCAGCGGGGTCAACCTTGAAGACGGTGACGCCGCCATCGACGATGTTCCATATGCCGTTGCCGCTATTTCTCTCGAAATAGTAGGAAGCGTTGCTGGCGATCTGAAACCGCCCGGTCGCGGAGTTGATCAGGTTGCCGCTCACGGTATTCGATGATGTGATGTCGGCGTTCACCTGAACCCGCGTGCTGAACGTCGCCTCGGACGATGAAAGTCCCAGCCGTTCGATCGGCGGCGTCGTGCTGTCGCCAAGCGGCGGCATGGCGTTGAATGACAGTCTGCCAGCGCCGTTGATTATGCCGATGCCGTTCGCGTTGCTGCTATCGAATATCCCGATGCCGTTGTTCTGGAAGCCTGTGATCACCAGTTGCGCGGCGAAGTTGAAGCCGCCCCACGGCGGCGTGTAGGCGTTGATCGTGAGCGGGCCGGTCATAGTGTCGCCAGCCTTCGCGACGTAGTTGCCGAGCGCGCTGCTGGGCGCGAAGTAGGTGTTGACCCAGCTCTCTAGTGCGAGCGCGCCCTGGTCGTTGCCGTCCACCCAGCCGTGGATTTTACCGCCAGTCCATGAGAACCCCATGGAGTTCGTGCCGCCGCCGCCGAGCGTGTAGCTGATCCCGAAACCAAGCAGGCCGAGGTTGCCGTTGTTGCCCAGATACATGATCCGCGACCACGTGCTGGCACCGACCTGATACCAACTGAAACCAGCCGATGCCCAGTTGCATCCATTGACGAACGCGGCATCACCGCCGCCGTCCGTGTTCCATGTGAGCGCGCCGTAACCGCCGCCCGCCATCGGGCCGGGGTTTTGCTCGTTGAAGATGAAACGATTGACGGTGGTATGGCCGTTAACGTTCAAATCTCCGGTCATCGTGTCGCCGGAAATATTCACCCAGCGCGCGTCGCCCGCGCCTGGGCTGATCGTGTTGTTGTCGACGTACCATTTGCTGGCGGCGCTGGTGTCTTGCGCGGGCGTGACGGACCCAAGGATTACCTGCCCGAGGGTATAAAAGTCGCCGTTGGGCTTCATCGTCGCGAGGCGCGTTAATTGGTTCGCGCTGTTATTCTGCCACCACTCGAAACTGGATACCGCTCCAGAAAAAAGGTTGATGAAATCGAGTTCGCTGTTACCGCCGCTTTGATGGAAGTTGATCGCTCCGGCCCAGGTATCTGAAGTGGTTGCCGGTTGTCCGTAGACGATCATCGCCATCGCGCCAGCGACGTTGTTCGGATAAAACACGGCGGTATTCTGGAATGACGAGGCGCCAACGACCGTGAGATTGCCGCCGACCCCCAGAGCACCAGTCAAATTGCCGCCGCTCAGCGGGAGGTAGTTGCCGAGTTGTCCTTGCAGGTATTGCAACGTGACCGCTTCCGTCGCGTTGACCGGATCGTGATCGAGATACAGGCCAACGCCCGTTCCCATCGTGGCGGTGGCGCCTTGGAACGACATCGTGCGCATGGCGCCAGAGATCAAATTCAGCGCGCCGCCCGTGACGCTGAAGCCGCCCCAACCGTCATGCAGCGAGATATGCCGCGACATATCGGTGGGGTTGGTGACGGTGGCCTGACCGAAACTCAGCCCGCCGCTCATCTGGTCGCCGGTCACGTTGACCCAGCGTGCGTCGCCCTGCGCGTTCGTGCTGTAATTATTGTCGAGGTATTGTTTCGGCACCGCCTGTAATGGAGCAGTCGGATCACCAACCTGTAACAATAATGCGCCGGCATCAGTCAACCGCAGCCGCTCCAGCGGCGTCACGGTCCCGATAGCCGTGGTGAGGAAGCTAAAATAAACACCTTGCGCGGCATCGGTGAAGGTTTCCGCCGCGAACGCCTGGATGACCGCACGCGCCGCGCCGTAACCCGTAGTGCCATAACCGGAGAAACGTAACCCGCCCATACGCTGCCCAACGGTGACGGCGCCTGGCGCGCCCGCATCGCCTCCCGTGGAGCGAGCCATGAAGAACCCACCGCCGCCTGACCCGCCGTTGCCAAAAGCATCGACAAGAAACATGCCGTCGTTGTTGTGCGCCCCGATGAAGCGGACGCTTGGCGCGGGCGGCGGAATACCCGGCATCACCGGGTTGCCCAGGATGACCAACGGACTTGATGAAGTATCGGCGATGCCCAGAGGGCCGGTCATCGTGTCGCCGGCTTTCTTTACCCAGCGTCCATCCCCGAGCGCCGGGAACGCCCCGCTCCCGGCGATCGGAATGATCGAGGTCGCCAGACCGCCGCTGTCGCCCTTGCCATACCAGAGCACGTCGTCAACTTCGTTGTAGGCGATCTCAGAGGCGAGCAGCGACGACGGCGCCCCGGCGGCGCCTCCGAGCGGTCGGCGTTTGATCCGCAGCAGATCGGGCAAGGTCAGAACGTGCCCATGTCAAACACCACGCCGTCGATCGTGCCGCCGGTGATCGCGACGGCGTTCGCGTTCTGCGTTGACATCGTTCCCAGCCCTGAGATGCCGCCGGCGGGGATCGAGGCGACCGAGGACAGCGTCGATCCGTTCGAGGTCACATAGCCGCCCGCGATCGCGGTGGTGCCCGTGCCGCCGCGTCCCATGTCGATCGTCGTCGCGTTCCATGTCCCGGTCACCACGTTGCCCAGAGTCGTGATCGAGGTTTGCCCGGCATAGGCGGCGTCGATATCGACGTTGTCGGGGCCAACGGCGATGCGGCCGGCCGTGCCGACGACGTCGAGCACGTTGCCGTTCTTGACCAGGCCGGCGCCGCCGCTGACCTGGCCGGCGCTCGAGAACTGCGCCCAGGTGACCGGCGTCGTGCCGAGCGTGCCGCCGGGATCGACGGTGCAGGTATAGCCGACGTCGGCGTTCGCGGCGCCGCTCTCGACGAAGGTAAACGCGGAGACCAGTTCCGGCCATGTGTCGGCGTCGATCGAGCGGACCCAGGCGCCGGCCTGCACGACCCAGATGCCGTTCTGTTGCGGCGCGGCCTGGTCCTTCAGCAGCACGCGGTCACCGATCGCCAGCGCGACGCCGTCGATCGTCGTGGTGCCCGACATGACGGCGACGTTCGCCGTCGAGGCGGCGCGCACGCTGGCCTTGGCGTCGATCCCTTGCGCGATCGCGTCAACGTAAGACTTCGTGACGGCGTCCTGACCCTGCGTCGGGTCGGCCAGTCCGGTGATCTTGTGGCTCGCCCAGTTGACGTCCGTATTCGGCGGAAGGAACTGATCGAGGCGGGTCGCGAGGACATAGGACGTCGTCGCGAGTTGTTGTGTGTCCGTGCCGTTCGGCGGGTTCGGCGCGGTCGGGACTCCGGTGAAGTTCGGCGAGTTGATCGGCGCGCGGGTCGTGTCGGTCGGATGAACGTGGTCACCGCGCGACCAAGCGGCGAGCGCGCCGGCGTAGGCGACGCCATCCATCAGCGGCAGACCGCCGGATGGCAGCGGCGTGATCGCGTCAACGAAGGCGGTCGTCGCGATCTGGGTCGTCGTCGTGCCGGGCGCGGCGGTGGGCGCGGTGGGCACGCCAGAGAACCCAGGCGACACCAGGGGCGCGCGGGTCGTGTCGGTCGGATGGACGTGATCGCCGCGCGCCAGCAGCGCGGACGCCCCCGGCGCGGCGGTGCCATCCATGAGCGGCGGGGCGTTCGACGCGGTCCCCATGCCGCCGATCGGCACGACGACGGAGGCGGTGCCGCCCGCGCCGCCCGTTCCCTCGCCGTAATAAAGAACGTGATCGACCTCATTATACGCGATCTCGGCGTTCGCGAGACTTGGGGGCGCGCCGGGGGCGCCGCTGTTGCGGCGTTTAATGCGTAGGATGTCAGCCACTAGAAGTTCCCCCCGTCGAAGTCGCCGCCCGAGCCGGGCGGTCCAGGCGGACCGGCGGGACCCGAGCCGCCCGCTGGTCCCGGCAGGCCGGTCGCGGCCTCGATGTCGATCGAGATCGGCGGCGCCGGCGCGAATTCGACATCGACGGAAACGACGGCGCCGGGTCCGTCGATCGAAACGTCAATTTCGGTGACCGGCGGCGCATCGACGATGACGTCAACGGTAAACTCGGGCATGGCTCACGCGACCGCCCGCAGGCGGGTCCCGGTTGGCGGCGTGGAGTCCGTAATGTCGGGCGTCACCGCGACGGGACCGGCGAGCGCGGTCGCGACGTCGCCGTTTGGGAAGGTCAGTTGCAGATCCCACGCGGCGGTCGAGGGCAACAGCGCGCTGGCCGGCGCGTCGAGTTTCGCGGTGATCACGTTCGGCAATTCGACGACGCAGGCGAGCGGCACGATGACGGTGCCACCGGGTTTGTCGCGTATCTCGGCTTTTGGCGTGACCCCGGTCAGATCGGCGGGCACGGTTTTTTCGGGATCGGTCCAAAACACGAAGCGCCATGCGTAGGTGTCGCCGCGATAGAGCGACAGCGGGCATTTGCCGGGGGTCACGGGGCCTCCTCGGGCCAGGGGCCATCGGTGGGCGGGGGATAGGGCGGGTCGCCGGTCGGGACCACGACGACGGCGGCGGGATCGGTGCCGGGCACGCCGACAGCGCCCGGCGCGTGGAAGATATCCACCTCGACCATCGTCAGCGGTTGCGAGTCCGGTTGCACGCCATCGGCGTCGGTGATCTGCCAGTCGAGGACGAATTCCCACTGGTACCAGAGGCGGGCGCGATCGAGGTCGAGGTAGCGGGCGGCGGCGAACCACGCGCCCTTGTTCATCGCGCAGCCGGGAATACGCAGGAACAGGCACGAAGCGAAAATCTGCGCCTCGATCTCCTCGAGGTTCATCGACGGATCCTGGCCGCGGCGATCGCGTTGCGCGTCGAGTTCGACGGCGATGCCGATCGATTTATGCACGATCTGCACCAGCCCGACCTCGTACCTGTTCGGGTCGGCCTCCTGACCGAGCGGGAGGACATAGGCGGCGGGCAGCGCCATCGACGTCGTGTAGTTTTTCAGCCCGGCGTAAAATTCGGCGGCGCCGGCGACGCGGCCGGCGAAAATGGGGGCGTGCGCGCGTAGCTGCGCGATAAAGGTGCCGAGGATCGAGGGGGTCGTCGTGATCGCGTTCACTCACGGCGCCTTGGTTTGTTTCCAGGTCAGCCCGCCGGTCAGCGCGGCGCCGACGCGGCGATCGAGTTCCTTCGCCTCTTGCGCCATGACGCGATCGAGGAAGGGTCGCGGCTCGAGCACCCGTTTCGTGTAAACGCCCTTCGCGCGCATGTGCCGCCCGGTGCGCCGGTTGACGGGTTTCACGGCGCGGGCGCCGGGGTTGCCGCCGCCCTTGGCGCCGACCTCGAGGAACAGGGCATAGAACTGGCGCGCGCGGACGGCGAAGCCCTCGCCGGTCGGCCAGACGTAAGCCTTCAGCGAGCCGCGCAAGGTGCCGGTCGGCGCGGCCGGCGGCGAACCCGACGACGATGCGCGGTAAGCGGGCGCGGCCGGGCGGTACTTGGTCGCGGGATGGGCGGCGTAATGACGCCCGCCGCCCTCGGCGGCGTTGATCAGCCGGGCGGTCTTGTTTTTCACGTCGTTGCCGGCCGAGCGCATGAGTTTCCGCAATTCGCGCTTGTCGAGCGCGAAGTCGCCCCAGCTTGTGACGGTCAGTTTCAGCGCGCTCACCAGAGTCCCCAACGCGGGCCGCCCAGCAGGCCGAACAGCACGACGATCAGCAGCACGATCAGGACGATGCCGAGCGGGTCGCCGAAGCCGCTGACGTAGCCGGCGCGCCAGCCGTAGCCGCCACCGGCAAGCAGGACGATCAGCACGACGATCAGGATCAGGGTCACGGCGTCGCCTCCGGTGGCGTGTATGGCTCCGTCAACATGTCGGCGCGCGTCGCGTCGCTGTCGTCGGGCGTGGTGCGGGCGTGCTCAAGTTCGCATTCCATTTGCAGGAAACGCTTGCGCCCGCCGACCTCCTTGGTGCGCCGCACCCGGTAAAGTTCAGTGCGAAGGGCGCCGTCGTTCGGCCGTCTGGTCGAGCGCGCGATGACCTCGATCGTGCCGGGATAGTCGAGCCAGCGGACGGTGATCATGTGCGTTATCGGCGTATCGACCTGGGTCGAGAGGTAGAACGTCGAGGCGTAGGTCGGCGCGATGTCGGCGTGAACGGTGGCGATCGGAATCAGGTGCTCGACCAGCGCCATGTCGTCGGCGGGCGTCTGGTCGCGGCGGTAGAGGGTCACCAGCCAGCGCAGCGTCCCCAGGCCCCCGGAGCCTGGGAGGGCGCCTGACGGGTCAGCCGGCATGGATCATCCGGCGAAGGTCCAGAGCCGGTAAGGGTCGAGCAGGCGATAGAACGCGGGGGGCATGTCGGCGGACACGTCTCCCCGGTTTTCGTAATGATGCGCGGTGCCGATCAGGATGGCCTGACGGATCGGCATCGGCACGGCGGCGGGGTCCGCGTCGTCATAGCCGGCGGTGAAGTCGATCAGCATCGACTGTTGCGGAATGCGCGGCAACAACTGCGGTTTGACGGCGACATACCCCGGCTCGACGGCGAGATTGAGGTCGTAATCCTCGGGGTCGGCGATCTGCATGTCGCCAAGCGCGCCCCAGGTGATTTGCTCGACGGAGACGGCCGGCGCGCGTGGCAGTTCGATCGGGCGGCGCACCAACGGGGGCCAGTTGAGCGGAAACACGATCAGCGATTGCGGCACCAGCGGCGTCGCGGTCGGCGGCGGCGCCCAGGTGATCGCGTATTGAAGCTTTTGCGTGATCAGCGCGCGGTTGAGATAAGCCTCGGCCTCGATCCGCGCGCCGGTCAGATACATCGCCAGCAGATTGTCGTCATAGTCCGCGTCGATCCGGCAATGTTGCCGGGCGAGGTCGATCGAGACGGGTTCGGACGCGGGCGGCGTGATCACGCGGAGCGCGGCATACATTATTTGCGCACGATCCCGGCCGGTTGACGGATCGGCGCGGCGGCGTCCTCGGCGACGTCCGTCGCGGCCGGCGCCGGCACGAACAATTGCAGCGGTTGCGCGAGCCGTTTCGCCTCGAGGTCGCGCGCCACCTCGAACGGCACGGCGATCATTTCGCCCTGGTTGTAATGGGCGAAGCGGCGCGTGGTCCGCATATGGACCAGCGTGCCGGGCACGATGTCGCTCATCAGCGTTTCCGCGGCGCGGCGCGGGTGGCGGGATCGGCGACGACGACGCCGACAGAGGGCGGCGCGGCGGTCGAGCCGGCGGCGTTCGTCGCGGTGACGGTGCAAACCGCCGTCTGGCCCGCTTCGGCGCTGGTGATGGTGTGCGTCGCGCTGTCGGTGCCGGCCGGCGCGCCGTCGAGGGTCCAGGCGTAGGCATACGTGGTCGGCGTGCCGTCCCAGTTCCCCATCGTGCAATCGAGCACGTCGCCCGATTGCGTGACGTGCGGCACGTCAACATTGACGGGCGGCGCGGTCGGCGCGGGTCCGTCGCCGGTCACGCCGAGGTCGGCGAGGCGAGCCGCTTCCTCGGCGGTGAAGGCGGCGACCTCGCCAGCGTTGTAGCTGGCGAAGTGCGTACCGAAGGTGACGATCTGATCGCGGTCGGGGATGCCCTCGACGGCGGTCGGGGCGACCTCGACCTTCTCAGGCGGCGCGGGTTCTCGGGCCATGGCGAGATCCTTATTTCGGGTTGGTAAGCGGCGGGGCGGCGTTCGCGCCGGTCGCGGTGGCGGGGCGGATGGCGGTGGCCTGCGACCATGTGGGGTTAAGCGGCTGCGTCGTGTATGGCGCCCCAGGCACGCCCGGAAGCCCGCTAAAGGCCCAGTCCTGCGTTAGCAGCACCACGAGCGATTGAAGGTGGCGCATGTTGCAGTCATGTTCGGCGATGACCCTGAATAGCGACTGATCGCGCTGGAAAGCCGAGACCATCGAGACGCCGTCGTTGTAGGCGGCGACGTCGGACGCATCGACGACGACGTTGTACGTGTCCGCGATGATGAAATCGGCCATGTCGACGAAGTAGATTTCTGATGCCTTGGTGAACGTCGTCATCACCAGATTGCTTGGGATTTGCTGCGTGATCCGCACGGGATAGCCTTCGAACATCCCGGTCGCCATTTCGTCCTTGAAGTAAAACCCGCCGACGCTGTCGCGGGCGACGGCGATGAAGCGGGCGGCGGTCGGGGTCATGATCCAGGTCGGTCGCAGCATGCGTGACATGCCGTTTTGCAACGTCAGGATCGCGGCGGACGCGCCGGCGAGGATGGCGGTCAACTGGTCCCCCGGCGCGGGCGTGGCGGGCATCGCGGCGACGGTGATCAGGTTGGCGGGCAGGCAGAGCGATCGCATGCCCACGGGACCCTTGTCGGTGCCGTCGCCGCGCAGGAAAGCGAGGTCCTCGCGCCGCGCGATCGTCTGTACGAGATCGTCGCGCACGACTTCCTCGACGCCGATCGGGGCGCGCCGGATCAGGTCGTTTGAGACGGGCACCATGGCGGTCAGCTTCTTGGCGCTAAGGTTCACGTCGTCGAACCGCTCTTGCGAGACGGCGATGTCGTCCAGTTCGTTCTGGTACGCGGCGGTCGCGCCGCCGGCGAGGCGGGGGATCGTGATGTTGCCCATCGGCATGCCGATTTCCATCGGCGACGATCCGCGCACGACGGTATTCGCGCGCAGCAACTCGATCAGGTCGGCCATGAAATCCTGCGGGATCAGCGCGCCGCCCTCGCCGGTGACGGAGCCGTTCAGCGCGCGGGCGACGATGTCGTCGCCGAAGCGGTTCGAGATGAATTCCGCCGCCTTCTGCATCGAGACTTTGTTGTAACGCGCGTGCAGCAGGCCGAGCACGTAGCGGGCGGCTTTGACGCCGCGTTTTTCTTTCAGGCCGGCGTCGGGATCGCGTTTCGCCTGGGCCGGCGCGGCGCCCTGGCGGTGACGGAACGATCCGTCGCGGTGTGTCGTCGTGCGCAAGGCGGCTTCCTCCGTGTCGTCCTGCTCGCCGTCGTCGCCGTTGGCGTCCTGGGCGCCCTCGGCGGCGGCGGTCATGGCGGCGGCGACGCGCTGAAGGCGTTGATCGATCGAGGCGAGCGCGGCGGCGAGTTCGTCGAAGGTATTCGTCTCCTCGTCCGAAATCGGCTTTTCGTCGTCGCCCTCGGCTTTGACGATGGCGCCCATCTTGCCGACGATCTCGGAGCGGCGGCGTTTCAACTCGCGATGTTTTTCGGAAAGTGTTGACATCTGTTTTACCCTGTGAATTCGAGTGCTTGTGCGAGTTGGAACAGCCGCGCGCGGCGTGCTCGTGATCTTATTGATTGTTCATTGAGGGCGGTCAGTTCCTCGCCGGTTACCGGCGGGGTATCGGCGGCGATCGCGGTGCCCTCGCCCGGCCCCGGCATCTCGATCAAGGCGTCGGGGTTGGCGGGCACGGTGACGATCGAGAGTTCGACAAGTTCCTGTTCCGCGAAATCAATTCCCGGAAACCAGTCGTCGGCGCCGCGCGAGGTGTCGCGCGTGTAGTCCCACTTGAGCGGGCGGAAGCCGACAGAGGTCGCGGCGATGAAGCCGCCGCGCGCGAGGCGATAGACGCTCTCGGCGAACTGCCCGCCCTCGGGCGTGTCGGGCGGAATGAACTCGATCGACGCCTTGAGCGCGCCGCGATCGAGCGTGACGTCGAACGCGCGGCCGATCGGCAGGCGCGAGGCGTCATGGCCCCAGAGCACGACGGGGTTGCGCGCGAAGTTCGCGAGGTCCCAGCCGGCGAGGTCGATGCGGTCCTGTTCGCGGTCGATCGCGTCGGTCGAGATCGTGAAGCGCAGCGCGCGCATGTCGGGCGCGATCTGTTGAGCCGGCGCGATCATCTGCTTGCGCACGCCGATCGCCGAGCGGGTCACGTTGCGGGAACGGTTCAGCGATTTGAACGCGGTCGCGCTAAGTATCTGCATCGGTGGGTCCCGGTTCGGGTTTGGTCGGCGCGGTCGATGGCGCGGACGCGGACTCCGTTGGCGCGGTCGTCGTCTGCGCGAGGTTGTCGGACGGCACGGCGGTATTGAGCGGCACGCGGTATTCGTCGCCGTGCCCATCCTCGATCGGGTTCATGTTTTCGCGGGCGCGGACTTCGTTGCGCGACAGCCAGCCGTTGAGGGTTCCGACCTGATAAGCGTTGAAGCGGGTCAACATGTCGCCGCGCGTCATGTCGTCGAAGTCGAACTTACATTCGAGCAGCGATCGTTCGTCATCGAACAGGAGATGATGATCAAACAATTGCTCGATCGCGTTCGCGATCGGCTTCAGGGCGCTGTCAACGTATTGCTGGTTTTGCTGTTCGATGTTGTTCAACGTCGCCTTGTCGAGTTCACCGAGGCGGTGCGGCGGCACGCCATACAGGCGGGCGATCTCTTGCACCTGAAAGCGGCGCGTCTCCAGGAATTGCGCCTCCTCATTGGTGATCGCGACTTTGTTGAAGGTCATGCCCTCCTCCAGGATCGCGACCTTGTGCGCGTTCTGTACGCCGGCGTGCGTCTCGCGCCACGAATTCGCGACGCGATCGGCGGCTTCCTTCGACAGCTTGCCGGGATGCGACACGACGCCGCCGATCTGTCCGCCCTGGCGGAACAGGATGCCGCCGTGCTGTTGGGTCGCGAGCGCGAGGCCGACGATGTCCTGGGCGATGGCGATCGGCGAGGCGCCGACATAACCATCCAGCGAAATGTTCTTAAGGTGGATCATGTCGTCGGGCGGCACCAGAAGGCCCATGCCCAGGCGGCGCGAATTGATCCGATACCAGAGTTCGCCGTCGTCGGTGAGCATGATCGTACAGCGATCGGGCGCGATCGGCACCAGTTCGATCGGGTTGGCGTCGCGGTCGCGCTCGACGACGATGAAGGCGTTGCCACGGAGGCAAAGCGACGTGCACATGTATGAAACGAATTCGAACCCGGTTTGCCAGCGGTTCGGCCGGCGGAACAGCTTCGCGAGCGGATGTTGAAGCTCGCGGCGATAACCCCCGCCGACCAGCGTGCGGCGCACGAACGGCTTCAGCATCGCCATGTCCTGCGAGATCATGCGGATGCAGGAATAGACCGCCGACGCCTGAAGGGCGGTGAACGGGGTAACGGGAACGCCGGAATTCGAGGCGTAGCCGCCGAGCGCGGCATACAGCATCGGTTGCGGCCAGCCGAGACCGCCGAGCGTCGAGGTCACGGCGGCGCTGTCCTTGGCCTCGAGCGAGGGTTCGAGGCGCGCGGCGGTCGAGGGGGGCGAGCCGATCAGCCATTGACCGAGCCGTTCGCGGATCGTCATCCGAGCGTCAGCAGCCCCCGCGTTTCGTAAACCGACGCCGGATCGATCTGATCGGTGGCCTGCGCGATCGCCATGATCAGCGCGACGGCGGCGTCGATCTTGTTCTCGGGGCGGGCCTTGCGCGGGTAGACGTTGTCGCGCGCGTCGGTGTGGCCGACGACGTTGCCGATGCACCAGCCGAGCGGGCCGTTCATGTCGTGTTGCAGGCGACCGCCGCGGATCGCGGCCTCTAGTTCGCGGGTCGCCGGCGAGAAATTGAGCGCGTTGGAGCGGAATTCGCGGCACGGCACGCCCTCGGCGGTGAGCCGTTGCGCCATGTGGACGGCGTTGTAGGGGTCGAACGCGAGCGAACACACGCGGAACCGTTTGCACATGTCGATGATGTCGGTTTCGATCGTGTGGAAGTCGGTTTCGTTGCCTTGCGTGATGATGAGTTCATTATTCGCGGCCCAGCCGGGATAGGACGGGTTGCGCGCTTCCATCACGGCGGCCTCGTTCAGGTAACAGCGCGAAAACACGGTGAACAACAGCGAATCCCGGCCATCGGCGGTGACACGTTCGGGAAACACGGCGACGACGGCGGCGAGGTCGGCGCGCGAGGCGAGATCGACGCCGAGATAGCAGTCGCGGCCCTCGAACGCGGAAATGTGCAGCGCGGGATCCCCGCAGGCATTCCAGGCGCGGGTTGAGAACAAGGCTTCGTCGGCGCCGACCCAGACGTTGAGGTGACGGGTGCGCGCGGACATCTCTTGCGCGGGATTGTTGCGCGCCTGACGCATGATGGCGCGGATCGCGTCGGGTTGGACGCTATGGCCCCATCCGGGGTTGGCCTTGATCCATGTGGCCTCATCCCAGGGGTCGTCGGCGTCGTCGATCGAGTAGATCACGCCGAACAGCCGCTCGTCCTCCTGGCCGCCCTGCACGACGCGGAGGACGTAATCCCAGACCTGTCGGCCGATCCCCGATGTGTTCGAGGTCGCGGTCGAGATCGACAGCAGGAACGGCTGACGGCGTTTGCCCATGGCGGTGATCAGCGCGTCGTAAACCTCGCTGGTGCGGTGCGAGCCGATTTCGTCGAGCACGGCGACGGCGACGTTCAGACCGTCGAGCGCCTTCGCATCGGACGAAATCGGAATGAAGCGCGAGGCGGTGTGTTCCTGAAAGATCGAGTTCGTCAGCACGCCGACGCGCCAGGCGCTTTGCATCTCGGGGGATCGGCGGACCATGTTTTGCGCGGTGTCGAACAGGATGCGGGCCTGATCGCGGGTCACGGCGGCGGCGTAGCCCTCGGCGCCGCCCTCGCCCTCGCCGAAGGTCAGATACATCGCCAGCGGCGCGGAAATGGTCGTCTTGCCGTTGCCCTTGGGAACGAAGATGCCGGCCTGCCGGAAGCGGCGGGTCGTCGTGCCGCGTTCCATGAATCCGAAAATGTTCGCATAGACGAACTTCTGCCAGTCCATCAGCCGGATCGGCTTGTTTGCTTCCGGCCCTTTGATGTTCGGCATCTGTTGGGCGAACAGCATCGCGCGGATCGCGTTGGCTTCGTCGAACGACCAACGCGAGTCCTTTCTTTGCGCTTCGGCATGGTCGCGGATGAAGCGTTCGCAGGCGGCGCGGGCATGCGTCGAGGCGGCGGTCGGATCGCCGGCGAGCCGGTGCGCGTAGCCGAGCGCGTCGCGCACGAAGGCGCGAGGGTCGTCGCCGGGAAGGGAAGCCGGTTTAGCCCGTCTTGCCACCGGGGATCACGCGGAGGGCGGCCCAGGGGTCGAGCACGGGATCGGGCGCGGCATCCTCGTGCGGGGCGTAGAGTTTCAGCCGGGGGCGGGCGGCCGGCGAGAAGCCGAGTTCCTGCGCGGCGCGGAACATGGTTTGCGCGGTCTTGTCGAGGATCGAGTTGTACGGCGAGGGTTCGAGGCCGTTCGGTCCCTTGACCAGCAATTTTAGTTTCGTGTCGCGATCAAGCATCGCCTGCATGAGGCGTGCGGTGTTGTGGCGGTCCTCGGCCTCGACCCAGACCTTGAGAATGCCGCGATCGATCAGCTTCACGACGCCTTTCGGCATGTGGGCGACGGCATAGCGCCAGCCGGCTTCCTGGCTGTCGGTCAGATCGGCGGGGGGTTCCTCGAGGTCGCCGAGCGGCACGGGTTCGAGCCGGCGATCGCGTCCGTGGTTGGTCGCGTTGAAGGTGCCATGCAGGCGGTGCAGCGCGGTCGGTTTGGAGCGACGGCCAGCCATCAGACCCCGGCCTCCGGGTTGTTTTTGGTTTTGAACATCAGCCGCAACAATCCGGCGCGGAAGCGGTTTCGCCAGTTGTCAGCAAGAGCCGTGGCCTGTTCCGGCGTGTCACAGCGGAACGACAGCAGAACGGCATGATCGACGGCCTCGATCCGGATCGCGCCGGTCAGGGGTGTTTCGTCGTCCATTTCAGGTCCCAATTTCGACGTTCCATTGCGAGCCGAGGCGTTCGACGGCGCGGACAAGCCCCGGATAGGTCTTGCACAGGCGGCGGATGCAGTCGCGTTCCATCGATTGCGTGCGGTAATCGTGGCAGCCGCCCTTGTCGCGCCAGTGCGAGTTCGTCCAGTTGAGGTATTGGGCGCAGACGACGGCGCCGTCCTCGACGATGCAGCGGGCGCAGAGTTCGTAATCCTCTTTGACCGGGTAGGTTTCGTCGAAGCGGGTCCGTCCGTCGTTGACGATGCCCATGCAAGAGGCGGTGACATAGGATCGGAAGCGGAACGGATAGAACGGATACACGGCGCGGGTCGCGCCGTCCGTCGCGACGCCGAAGATGCGCAATTTCAGTTGCTCGGTGATCGCGAACAATTTCGCGAATTCGGCGAGCCAGCGCGGTTCGTCGAGCGAGACGTACATCGATTGTCGCGCCAGGAGCTTCGTGTATCCCTGTTTGCGCATGTCGTCGTCGATCATCACGACGCGGGTCGATCCGGCGTTGTCGAGGATCCAGTTCCGAGTGGCCGTGATGCCGCGCACGGTATCGGGCACGGCGACGACGTTGCGGGCGCCGGCGGTGGCGTAGGCGTCGGCCTCGAGGGCGGGAACGTAAACGTGGCAGGATGGCAGGATCGTTTGCGTGCGCACCTTGCCGGCGCGGCCCTTGGACGGAACGGCGATATGGAGTCCGGTGGCGGGCGGTTTCATCGGAGCAACGCGAACAGCGCGGCGGCGGTGATGACCCGTTGCGTGCCGACGTCGTCGAACGGCGAGCCTTTCTTGTAACCGCCCCGGCGGACGGGGGTCAGCGACAGCGCGACCTTGAGGCGGTCCCATTCGTCGGCGTCGGCGCACATGATCACGCAGTACTCGCGGGCGGGTTCGAGTTGCAGCGCCTGCGGCAGATCGTCGGGGGCGTCGCGCGCGGCGATGTCGGCGGCGTCGAAGCCGATCGTCTCGAGGTCAATGCCCTGCGTCGCGAGGTCGGCGAGTTCGACGCGAAGTAGTTCTTTGTTCCAGGTCGAGTGCGTCGGAATTTCGTTGTCGGCGATCATATAGGCGCGCTTCCTGGCGTCGGACCATCCGTGCGCGACGACGACGGGAATGTTCGGAATGCCGAGTTGATGCGCGGCGAGAACGCGGCCATGGCCGGCGATGATCAGATCCTCCTCATCGACGAGGATCGGCACGGTCCACCCGAATTCGCGGATCAGGCCGGCGATCTCGGCGACCTGCGCGGCGGAATGTTTGCGCGCGTTGCGAACGTGCGGGATCAGGCCAGCGACGTTGCGGCGTTCGATCTTGTCGGCGGGCCACGCCGGCGGAAGGATCGAGGCCAGTTCGTCAGTTTGGCTCATTACCTAACCGTAAAAAATCCTCAGATCGG